GTAAGTTCAGCACCACGAAACCGGGTGATCCGATTTCCGTCGAAGAGTGGCTCGCTTCTGATGTAAGTAAGAATCACGACTACGTTCTTGAAGCTTCAAAGGGTGGGGGGACTCCACCGAAGCCGGCGTCTGGGCCTGTACCGTCCAAACTCCGTGCGGATCAGAAGGTTCTCAAGAATCCGACTCCACAGGAACTCGGGGCATACGCCTCGGATATCGCGGCAGGAAAACTCAAAGTCGAGTACGAAACAGTTACGCAGTAAGTCACGTTTCAAGTCAGTTGGATCTAACTCGGTGAGTTAAGATCCCGGTCTCGGTGAGATCGCTTGGCAATTAACTTTTCCAGGAGATTTCAAAGATGGCCGGAGCAATGGTTACTACTAACATCCTCTCGACGCTGTGCGCGATGGGTCTTGCTACCCTTCGCGAGCGTCTTGCACTCGTTCTCATCGCCAATCGCGAGTACGAGCGTCTCATCACTGGAGCAACTCGTTTTGCTACAGTGAACGTCGCTGTGCCTGCTCCGGTCGCAACTCGCGCCGTGGCACCGAACGTTGTTCCTCCGGCTGTGAACGCTGTGACGCCGACTAACGTCCCCGTCACCCTCTCTCAGTGGCAGGAAGCTCCGTTCGCAATGGACGACAAGGGTCTTGTCCAGGTGGACAACGGAATCATCCCGATGCAGGCGAAGGAAGCGGTCAAGTCCCTCGCGAACGGTATCGAAGATTACCTCTGGTCGCTTCTCACGGCAGGTATCTCGAGCTATTCCGGAACGGCTGGCCTCACGCCATTCGGTTCGGGTCTCGACGATTTCCTGGCAGCGGACAAGCTCCTGAATGATAACCTTGCTGATCCGGAAGATCGCTTCGCGGTGATCAATACGTCAGCAAAGGCAAGTGCGATGGGTCTTCGCGCTATCCAGGATGCGTCGTTCCGCGGTGGTGCGGGGCCGAATTCGCTGATCAGCGGTGAGATCGGGGAAATCCTCGGTGCGCGTTGGATCATGTCACAGCGCGTTCCTAGCCATACGGCTGGAACGCTTGCGGGTGCTGGTACGACTGTCACTGGTGTCAACGCTATCGGTGCTACCGTTATCGCCCTTTCGGGTGGTGCGTCTGGTACGATTCTCGCGGGTGACATCATCGACTTCGGCCAGACTCTCAATGGCGCGACCGTTACCTACAACGCCGTGAGTTCGGTCGGTGCCGGTACGCCTTCGTCGGTCACAATCGCGGCTCCTGGTCTCCTTGTTGCGACGGCTGGTGGTGAAATCGTAACCCATCGTGCTTCGTTCGCGCAGAACATCCTCATCCAGCGGAATTGCCTCGCGTTCGCGATGGCTCCTCTGATGGATACCGTCGAAGTCCCGGGTGCGACGCTTCAGCAGGTTGCAATTGATGAAGTGTCCGGCCTGAGTCTCCGTCTGGAAGTTTCCCGCCAGCATCGTCAGGTGCAGTGGTCTTTCGATGCACTTTACGGTGGAACGGTTGTTCGTCCCCAGCTCGCAGCTTGGATTGCTGGCTAAAGCGTCCTAGCTTCCTAGGAATCTCGTAGCGGTTTAGCTACTGGAGGGTGGATCTTAGATTCACCCTCCAAAATAAGGAGAACAAATGCCTTCTGATTCAAGAGTCTACCCGGTCGGATCTGCGTCCCCCAAAACAGTTTTTCGTACTGGAACGCTTGTAGAATTCGGAGTTCTCAAGCAGCAGCGCACTCGTGTGACTGTTGCACAGATCAACGCGGGATTCACGCTTCTCCCTGCGATTCCTGGCGTAAAGTGGCGCATCGTAGATATCATGCTCATCGCCATCGGCGGTGCAGCCTCTGGTGCTACTGATGTTCGCGTTCTCGGTACCCGTGCGGCTGCGGGTGTCGCACTTGGCATTGCTGCGGTAGCTGGTCTGACCCAGAGCACTGTGCTCCGTCTTGGAACTCCGTTTGCTACTGCGGGTACTGCCTCAATCGTTGCCATCGCTGATGGAGCATCGCACACCTCTCTGGATGCGAACACCGCAGTGACTGTTGGTAAGACCGGTGGTTCTCTCGCTACTTCAACAAACGTAGACGTTTTTCTGACCTACGTAGCCGACCAGCAGTAAGATCATGCCTCTAGCTGTTGACGCAACTGTCGGAGGACCGAACGCTAACAGTTTTCAGACTGTTGCGGAAATAGACAACTATTTCCTTGGGCGAGTTCCTTCTTCAGTTGCGGCACAGTGGAATGCGCTTTCGGCGACAGACAAGATCGCTGCGGCAGTGATGTCGACCACATGGATCACCGCTTTAGTCCATTGGACCTCATTCCCTGTTTCAGCCGCACAAGCTCTTCCTTGGCCGCAATATGGTCAGGTCAAACGTAGTGGGATAGCAATGGTTCCGCTCGATATAATCCCACAGGAATTAAAGAATTGCCAAGCAGAGATCGCTCTATATCTCGCGCAAGAAGATAGAATCGCAGATTTTGACCCAATTAAGTTCGGCATAAATAAGCTAAAGGTTGGTTCGATAGACTTGGAATTTCGTGAGAAAATTCCAGTGCAGGACCAGCCACCTGTTATCCCGAGTACTCTTTGGGATTTGCTAGTGCCATCCTGGGTAGATTATATCGAGGATGGATCAAGCGGCACAAGAGAGGTTGGAAGAGCCTAATGATTCAATATTCTCGAACCATCCGAAGTTCTGCTACAGGTTCGGCTGCTGCGGTTGCTGAACTTATCGCCGGTGGTGTTCCATGTAGACTCACTGAAATTGGGATCATTATCGTTAACGCGACCGCGAGCACATTTGCTTTGGGGCGTCCCGCAGCTATCGGGCTCGTACCAACAACTCCAGTCAGTCTTTTGCCTCCAGTTGCAGGAAGCCCAAATTCACAGGCAAAACTCGCAGTTGCGTGGGGAACGGGGCCGACTCTTCCAGCAGCGTTCTATCGACAAGTCGCGCTACCTGCTACTGCGGGAGCGAGTTTGAATCCTCGTTGGGTGTTCAGTGGTGGTGGGATCATGATTCCTGCTGGTGGTAGCATCATCCTGTGGTCCATCACCGCTGTTTCCATTGCTGATATTGATTTTACGATTACTGAATAATGGGTTACGATTCATTAGCGCGCATGGCAGCATCGACGATTGATGCGCAGACTGCTTCTTTGCAGGATACTATCGAATTCTATGCTTGGAAGGGTGCCGGTAATTACGGCGAATCTGAATATGATGATGCTGTTCTGATGCAAGCAGTTGTTGAAGAAAAACAGGTATTACGTCGGATGACGGATGGAACTGAAATCGCGCAAAAGGCATCGGTTACAATTCCTCGACCAATTCCTCCCAATGGCGCAACTGGTCGAAGAGAGCCGGTAGATCCTCGAGATAAGATCGTTCTTCCGAATGGGTTTACTGGTCCGATTCTTTTCGTAAACGGTGAAATAGATCCGACAACCCATGCACCATATAGCTACGAAATCGTATTAGGATAAAATGGTACTTGGATTAGCAGAATTTAATGCACGAGTTCTTAATCTTATTAGGGCGCTCCCTGATGAAATTGAGAATGCGTTACGTTCTGATGCTGAAGTGACTCTTGAAATTGCAAAACAGAGAACTCCAGTAGATACGGGTGCGTTGGTTGATTCAGGAATGTTGGGAGAACCAGAAAAATCTGGATTTCAGTATTCACAACCTATAACTTTTGGGGATCCAGAACCGTATTACGCGATATTCGTACATGAGAATCTCGAGGCTCGTCATCCAAATGGGGGACAAGCAAAATTCCTCGAGAGTGCAGTTCTTGAACGATCCGCTGGGATGTCTTCTCGATTAGGTCTATTGATTAACATAGAACGGCTGGCATCGAAGTGATTACGCCATACGAGATAAAGACGCTTTTGGACGCACTTGGGACTCTTGGAACTTTGACAGTTGGCAGTATGCCAGCATCACCAGATGTAATAGGTACGATTTATGAATACGGTGGGCAAGCAATTGAAAGACAGTTTGGGCTTGCCGGTATTCGATATGAAAAACCATCCATACAGATTATATTTCGAGGAGCTCC